GGCAGACACCGTCGCCGTCGTCTCCGCGCGCTCCGCGTAGCCGACCGCCGGGTTGTAGCCGCTCACCACGCTGTGCGTAGCGGTTACCGCTTTCCCGAAAGTGGAATGCAGCGACGCCGCCACGTTCCGCATCGCGTTGTCGAGCGCGCCCACCTACTTGTTCCCGCCGTGGTACACGCGGGCGCTCAGCCGCGTCGTACCGAGTACGTGCTGGATCAGGCGGCGCACGTTCGCCGGAAGCTGGCCCGCCTCGAAACCGGCGAACCGCTCAACCTCCAGTTCTCCGACCTTCGCGCGCTTGAACTCCTCAATGCCCGTGTCGGCCAATGCGTCCGTCGTGCCGTCGTTCAGATACCGCAGCGCAAGCTCAAACGTCGCCTGTTGCACCGGCTCCGGGATCACGTTGGACGCGTATTCCTCCTCGTCCTTGTCGAACGCCCAAATGCGCGGCCACTCCAGCGCCTGCCCGGTCGTCGCCTTCTCGCCGCTGAATCGCTCTTGATCCAGCCGCCGCGTCGCCATGATGAGCGCACGCTCTTTGTCGTCGGTCGCGGCACCTGTCCACGCCGACGCATTCAGGCGCTCATCCGCGTACGTGTCACCCTTTGCCGTGGTGATGTACGCGTTGGCGCTGGCGCTCCCGATTGTCGCTGTCAGTGTCGGCATCTGCTCTCCGGGTTAGCGGGTGGGGCCACCGTGACCCCACCCGCGTTGATCTTCACTCAAGCCCTTACAGCGACTTGATGATCACTCCCGGCAGCGACTTGTTGTCGGCCACCTGGGTGTCCCAGTTGGTCGCAGTCGCCACAGCCGCGTCCGCCGGGTTCGCCCCGCCGTTCGCCACGTCCCAGGTGCAGCCCTTGAGCGACAGCGTGTAGCTGTACTCGGCCTGGTAGCGGTAGCTGAGGTTCTGGTATCCGGTCACCAGGTCGAGCACCGCGTCCTCCGGCTGGCTGAACTTCGCCACGACTCCGGCGTCCGCGAGCCCGATGGTCGAGTAGACCGGGGAGCCGCTGGAGATGTCGGTGTAGCTGATCAGGGACGCGGAGTCGGTGATGACCACCGGACGCCCCATCGTGACAGCGGTGCCCTCCAGGATCTGCGTGTTCGGACCGCGATAGACCGCGTCAGCGATCTGGTCCTTGAGCAGGTCCGCAGCGACCTTGGAGTGCATGACCCAGGCGCGGATCCGGCTGTTCTGGTCGCCAAACTTGTACAGCCCGTCCACGACGTCCTCGGTGCGCATGGTCCCGGCGGTGCGGTCATGCTCCAGCGCGGCGACGGAATCCAGCTTCGCCTCGACAGCCGCGAGCCCACGGTTGAGAATCTCCTGAAGGATCGCCAGCGCGGACTGCTGGCCGATCACGAACGACATCTCACCGATGTCCTTGCCGATCTTGCGCCACGCGTCGCGAGTCTGAAGAACCGGCCCGACGCGACGGTCGAGCTTCACGCCGACGAACTCGTCGGAGGTCATGCTGAGGTCTGCCACCGCAGAAGTCGAAGCGGAATCCCGGCGGGCGACAAGCCCGCTGATCCGGTCAAAGAACGCTTCCTTCTGGTAGTTGCCCTCGTGGAAGTCCGTCAGAAGCTGGAACGCTCCAGCGGACGCCGCGTTGAACGCGCCCAGGTGCTGAGTCACGACGTCGATGAAGCCGCCGTAGTACTCGTCCTGGTAGATTTGGAAATCGCCGCTTGCCATTGTGTGTGCCTCTCAGGGGGTGGGTTATGAAACTCCCAACGCCTTGAGGAACGCATCGCGGCCATTCTTGGCGATGAATGCGGCCTTTTCGGCGTCGGTTGCGCTACGTGGATCGAATCCACCGGATGCGCGTCCCGCGCCGTTGTTGGCGGCTCCCCCGCCCTGTGCGACCTGCGCGGGGAACCCCGCACGGTATCGCTCACTGTTCGCCATCTCCGCTACAAGCTCGGAGATCGACATTTCGTTCCCTTCGTCGTTCAGCCGGGGTGCACCTTCGTCTCCGAGCACCACGGCCTTGCGTGCGCCGTCCTGTTCGATCACCTCGACACGCGACAGAACGTGTGGGAGCAGCAGGTCTACGTTTGCGCCCGCTTGCTCCAGAGCCTTCCGTGCCTCCTGGTCACGAACGAGCCCCAACACCTGCTTCTCCAGTGACGCCACACGCTGGCGCTCTGCTTCCAGCGCCTCGGTGTGCTTCGCTTCCTTTTTCGCCAGCAGTTTGTCGAACTCGCCGCGCTTCGCCGCCAGTTCGTCCTCCTGCTTTTCGCGCTCAGACATCAGCTTGCGAACCGTGTCCGGGTCGATCTCGCCGTACGCCTTGAGCCGGGCCTGGGCCTCCTTCGCCGCCTCGCGTTCCTTCTGCAACGCCGACTTCAAGCCCTGCACCTCGTCGGGGAACTCGACACCCTGCACGTCCAGCCGATACTTGCCGTCGCGCTCGGCATAAAGCTCCCGGTACTGCTCGGGGACGCCTTCCAGGCTGTCCACGATTGCGTCTAGCGGCATCCTGCCTCCATGTAGTGCGGTCTATCCATGACCTAGACACAAATTTAGTGCAGTCTGCCGCAATCGCCAAACCGCACCAGTCGGTGCTAACCCTCGTCCTCGTACTCGACGCTGCTACAAATGAGCTCGCGCTCCAGCGTGCGCACCATCTCCTCGACCTGTACCGCGCCGAAGCCCTCCTTCTCCAGTGCGCGGCGGTACTCGCCTAGCGCGTGCGCGATGTTGAGGAGCTCCGCGTTCAACTGGTCGAAACGATGGATCAGCCGGGGATCGTCAGGCATCGCGTAGCTGGCTCAGGGGAACAGTGGTGCCGTCCTTACGCACGAGGTCGCGTAGACTAATCTTGCCTTCGTTGAACAATTTGGCACGTCCCGGACCCAGGATCTCGGCCACCACGCCCTTCGGCTGGCTCCTGAGCCACCGCTCATAGTCGGTGGACGCCGGGACCTGCTGGCCGGGAAGCGGCTTGAGCTTGCCGTCCTCCATCGTGTAGCGGCGGGCGGCGCGGGTGCCGTCGTCCGGCGGTTCGATGCCGAGCCCGTCCCAGTTAATGACCGAGACGATGGTCGAGCGGCAGCGCGGGTGTTGCGGTGGCCGCTTCGCGCCGGGATCGTCCCATGCCCATGCCTGGCCGTCCAGGCTCATGCAGATGTCCGACGTGCGCGCGTCGAGTGTCGCGACGTACTGGTAGCCGGTGGTGATGTCCTTGTTCTGCTGGTAGACGTCCATGTGCGCGCGGTTGCTGATCTCGTTGACCGCCGTACGCACGACCGTCTCCGCGTCGCGCGTCGTCGTGTCCCACACGCCGCCCGCGTACACGCCGCGTCCGACACTGCGCCCGCGCACGCGCCGCACGATGTCGTCGATGCTCTCGTTGTTGACCATACCGATCTGTACCTGCTGGCGCACGCGCCGCGTGGTCGCGCGCTCCAAGCCGCCCAGCCACTCGCGCAGCGTCTCGCCCTGGAACGGGTCGGTGTCCAAGATCTTGCGGAAGTAGGCGGGCGTCAGGCCGTCTAGACTGACGCGGATCTCGTTGCCCGCGACGCCGATGGTCGCCAGCAGCGTGTGGCTCGCCCACGCCGCCTGCGCCGCGCCTGCCTCGCCCAGCGATCCGCGCAGCGACTTGTGCAGCGCGCCGAACGCCTCGCTGTTACGCAAGCGCACGGCGTCTAGCAGCTTCTGGGTGCGCGCCCGCCGCCAGCGATCCGCACCCACCGCCGTCGGATCGTAGCGCGCGATCTCGGCTACGATATCGTCGAACAGTGCGCGGAGCTCGTCGCGCGCCTGCTTGGTCAGCGTGTTGCCGACGCGCTGGATCGTCAGCAGGTTGCGCACCGCGCGCCCGGTCGGGTCCTCAGCCATGATCCATGTGATCCACTGCGTACTGTGCGCAGTCCAGACTGTCGGCGTTGAAGAACAACGACTTCGGGCGCTGCGCCGGGGTCAGGTGCGCCGTGCGCGCGTCGTACAGTTTGAGCCGGTACAGGTCGCCGGATCGCTCCCACGCCACCATGTGCCCCTCGGGTGGCACGACGCTGACTGGCGCGGGACACGCCGACCAGGATCCTGCGTCGAACATCACTCGGGCTCCGCCTCCGGTCCCCACTCGTCGGCGTGATCGTCGTCGTAGGAAATCTGCGGCGCGTCCTCCTCCACGCACTCCACGCACACGGGGATCTCCCTGCCGCGTGCGCCGCACCGCTCGCAACGGTAATTTAGCCCGTTCTGCACGATTCTCTCGTTCATGCGTCCTCCATCCGGTGATCTTCGCTCAGGCTACGAATCTCCTCGACCAGCACCATCGGGATGGTGGTGTGCGCGCGCGTCGCGTCGCCCAGGAACTCGCCCGCCACGCACACGATGTCCTCGTCCTGGTGCACGATCCAGCCGACCGTCTCGACCTCCACGAGCCCCGGCACCGCGTCCAGATCAAACGCCGCGTCCAGCCACCGCACGACACTCAAGCTCATGCCTCCTCCCGGAGAAAGTCCGGTGCGCCGAGCAGATCGCGCGTGCGCCCCGATAGTGATGTCACCCGCACCAACTTACCGCTTGCCGCAAGCCGCTCCCAATCTTTCCAGTAGTGATTCCAGTGTTCCCACGGCTGGTTGTTGTGGTAGTGCGCCGTCGGCGTCTGCGGACAGCCCGCCATAACGACCTGACTGGCACCCAGCGCCTCCAGCGCGATGCGCACGGCGAGTCCCGCCGATGAGCCGCCCCAGTGGTCGATAGTGCGCGCGACCGGCCCCGGATCCGCACCGTCCGGCGGCGTGCGCCCCCAGAGCGTATAGGGGTGCCCGTGCCGCTCGCCGGGATGCCCGAGCGCGTCACGCGTGAGCGTCCACGCGACGAACTTTTCCGGGTGCAGACTGCACCAGTGGTCGATCACGCCGGGGTAGTGCGCGCCTCCGGCCCGAAGAACAAGTGCACGGCCTTCTCGACGCCGGGGAATGAGGGGTCACCGTAATCGTGCCCACCGATCCAGCCGCCACGTTTCACCTTCGGCAACCACGCCTGGATGTCGCGGCACACGCCCAGATAGCTGTGGTCGGCGTCGATGAACGCCAGATCGAGCGATTGATCGTCCACCAGCGATGCGGCGTCGGCACTGTCGGAGCGCAGGACTTGCGCACGGTATTGCGCGAAGCCCGTGGACGCTATCGCGGTGCGCATCGCCTGATCCATCGCCGCATCCGATACCAGCGCCTTCAGGTCGTTCGTCTCGGTCCACGACTTGCGCCGCGCATCCATCGGTGCCCAACTGTCCACCATGATGAGCGTCAGGTCATCGCGCAGCAGTAGAAGTTGCGACAGCGTACCGTCCCACACGCCGATCTCCGCCACCGTCACGCGCCCCTCGGGCAGACGCCGCAGGATCGTTTTGGACCTCATCACCGCAGCACTCACAGGCTCACCCACCGCTCGTGTGCCCAACCCGCTGCCGGGTCTGACAGCCTCGGATCGCCGTGTCCGCAGACCAGGCGCGCGCCATCGGGGCACTGCTCTCTGGCGTGAACCTTCAGGCTGACGACCTGCCCGGCGTACATATCCTGCCAGTAATCAACGCCGCCATCCAGCGTGTCCTCGATGAACTCCTGGTCGCTGCGG